AACTTTTTTACAAACTCAGAGGATGTCACAGTACGTAACCGCGATGAGAAAGGTCAGTATGTAGCTGATGACAAGTCTACACCCAACAAGAATGAAGCCTACAAAACAGTACGCAAGAAGAAAGCTGCACCAAAAAAGAAAGCAGTAGCAAAAAAGAAAAAACCTACCAAGTGAAATACTTTGACATAACAGACTTTGATTGTCAGGAGACAGGCGAAAATGAGATGTGTCCTGAGTTTCTATCTAAGTTAGATAATCTACGCGATGTCTGTGGCTTTCCGTTTATCATTACAAGCGGATATAGAAGCCCATCACATAGTATTGAGTCAAAGAAAGCAAAGCCTGGCACTCATGCACAAGGCATAGCATCTGATATAAAAGTAAACAATGGTATGGAAAGATACTTGATTGTAAAGAACGCTGTAGAGATGGGATTCAATGGTATAGGTATAGCCAAAACATTTATACACGTTGATAACAGAACATCATCACCTGTTATGTGGTCTTACTAACGATACCTAGCTGTCTTTTTTGATATACGTTTGGGCTGTTTAGAAAACTGTTTACCAGCCTTAGTGTCTCGTCTTTTCTTTCTACTGGTTGCTGCATACTCTTTTGATGATAGTGCCTGTCTAGCTCTACGTGGCAAATAACGCTCTCCTGTGGCCTTTGGGCCAACGGTAGACGGTTTACCTGACTTAGTACCCCAATCTTGTTTACCCCAGTCTAAGAGCGATTTCTGTGGCTTCCTGAGTGCCATTATCTGTAGCCACCACCCCTAGCTTTGTATTGTTTTGCTAACATCTGTGCTTTACGTGCTGACCATTGCCCAGGTCTACCACCTTTACCACCACGTTTGATAGCTTCAAACAAACTCTTTCTCATTCTAGGTTTGGTGTAGTTACCAGCTTCATTAACTCGTGACTTTTGCTTCATCTCTTACCTTTCCTAGCAGCAGCAATCACATCACCGCGAGTTATCTTATTTTTATCACCATACATAGCTGCAAGTTTTCTTTGTCGTGCAGTAAGTTTTTTCTTTCTCTTCATATCCATATCAATCACCTACTTTTTTTAATGTGTCATTGTAAATACTACCAGCTAGAGTTTTAAATTCAGCAGTTATTTTCTTTTCTTCATTATTTAAAGACGCTGATTTTTTATCAATTAAAGTTTTTAAATTACGTAACTCTTCTTTGCTTTTTGCTTTTTTTAATTGTGATAGAGCAAATACAAATTTGTTTTGTTTTACAGAGTTTTTATCCGTTCCTTTTATTTGTTGAAAAGCAACTGTGATATGATCTTTGGGACTTATTTGTGCTCGTTTTCTTTGTCTGGTGGATAATTTTGTTTTGGTTGATTTATCCATAGTTATTCACCTTTAGCTTTTTTCTTAGCTTTTTCTGATAAGTCTTTGAAATGAAACAACTTTTTACTGTTCTTTGTATGCATAGAACCGCTATGTGTTTCACCGTTTGGCATTTTGTGAGTGCCACCTGTGTACTCTCTGCCATCAGCAAAGTAATGTTTGACTCCTTTAGCCATGACTACTTCCTTGGCTTACTTTTCTTTGGCTTTGGCTTGCTCTTTGAACCTGTATGATATGGCATGATTAATCTCCTATGACCATTTAACTTTATCTGCCCAAAATGCAGCAGACATCTTTCCACGTGCTATGTTCTTTCTGTGTCTTGCTTTAAAACTTGCACGTTTCTTCTTCATCCTGTCTGACTCACCTGCTTTTGGTGCGCCAGCAGTCTTAGCTCCTTGTTGTCCAAAACGTATAGTTTTAACTTTATCGCCAACAACAACGTGAGATTTGGTGGGGTGATTTGGTGTACGTTTTGGCTTGTTGTAGCCTGATACGCCAATACGTTTGAGTAAACTTTTCTTTTCCATGCCCCGATTATAACAAAAAAAGCCCCTGTGTGGGGCTTTAAAAGGGGGTATCAATCAACCTTAAAAAAGGACTTACAGTATATATTTATGTCTGTCCCCAAGTCAACACCCTTTTTTTAGCACATCAAGTTGGGGTCAAGATAATCTTTCTTCGTGATATTTTATTAACTCATTGAAGTGTTGCAGCATATCTTCGTAGTCTTTTTTGTATAGTTTTTTGAGCTTGCGTTTGTCTTGATGCATCTGTCTTACAAAGTCTTCACCATACATATCAATCATCCATAGTGTGTACTGGCCTTCTGCGCTACCCTTACTCATACCAAAACAATTACAACCTTTGCACTGCGGATGCACGTTCTCTACCTCTAACGCCCAGTATGATGAGCTGCCTTTGGCTATATAATGACCGCCATCTGCGTCTTTCCAGTGTAATCTTTTGTCGCATGATACACATTGCACCATACCAAGCTGGTCAGCAGCCGATATTCTTGCTAACTTTTGCAATGCAGTCAGACATTTCTTGCGTAGTTTCTGACTCATTCGTCTGTCATTGGCTTTGATGGAAACGGTATGTGTATGCCTGTACGCTCACTCAATGCTGAGTTGATAGCATCATAAACTTTAGATACTTTGTCTGATTCTATGTCTGTCGTTGATGATACACCGTACATCGTGTTCTGTATTGATCGCCAAAACTCTTTAAATGATTCTTGAGTCCAGGGTATTTCAATAGAATCTCTGAGAAAGTCTGCGTTGAGTTGGTGATAGTAACCAGCATCATTCAACATACCAGCTGCATTTCTAAAATAAACTTCAAGTGCCGCTTGTTGTTTGGGTGATCTTGGCTTGCCTGTCTTACAAATAAACGTAACAAAATCATGTTGATCGCATATCTCATCAACAAACTTTTTAAAACATTCTCTTTTGTGATCGTTGTTTACGTGCCAATGTTGAGCCATATTACTTCACCAGTTTTTTACTTAACCATTTTTTACTGAGTTCTTGATTGTATTGATTTTTTTCTTTCTTACTAACAAACGGTTTATACTTTCTTTTTTCCATATCTTTATCATCAAACCAGTCTTTGTCCTTTAGTTTTTTTCTAACAAATGTCGGTGATCTATCAAATGCTTTTGCAATATCTAACACAGAATACTTTTCACCGTAACTAAGTTTACGAGTGCGCCCCTTGTATACTCTGTAAATAGTTTTTTCACGCATTAATTCCAAGCTCTTCTTTGAGTTTAGCTAGTGCGAGTATATTTTTTTCACGCCTTTCTTTCTGACTATCTGGCTGCAACTGGTGCGGTATATACAGTTTATGATAACTAGCTATCCTGTACTTTGTTTTTTGTAAACTGAGTATTGCATCAATATCTGGAAACGTAAACTTATCGTTACCCTTTTGTCTTTCTGCATGAAGTTCATCAAACAATGCATTGATCTCTTCTCTGCACATCTTGGCGATTGACTTACCAAACTCTCTCTTTGCTAGTGACAATGAGTTATCATCAGGCCATTGTGCTTGCATACGTGATATGCCATAAGTGTTCTGCAATCTAAAAAAGAAATAAGCAATTACATCTTTCTCGTCTTTGCTAAAAGTCTGTGGCTTTTTCGTAGTCGTATATGCTTGCTGCATAAGTTGTTTTAGCTGTCGTTTTTCCATAGTTGTTTCTCCTTTTTTTGTCGTTTGATTCCCAGTAAGACAATGCACGTTTCCAATCTTTCATCTTTACCCGACCAACAACCCATCCCTTTGATTCATGGTAATCAAAAAATTGTTGTACGTCACATTGATAACCCTTTTCATTTTTATATTGTTTTAATTCATCAACTGTAGGTTTATTAAATTTAATATTAATACTTGTATTATTATCCTTCAGCTTTTCGTTTATAGGGGTATAACTGATTTCGTTTATACCCTCACCTTGAATTCGGATATACCTGTTTACTATTTCTTTAGAATTTTCTGCATAAATTATTTCTATTTTTATGTACTTCAGTTCAACAAGGCTGCTTATCCATTTGCTAATTGTGTTTTTGTGTACCCCATACAGCTTTGCAAAATAAGAATTTGTAGCCCAACACTTACCTTCTTTGTTACACAATGAAGTTATCTCACCATAAAGTAACTTACTGGTATGACTGCATAATAGTTTGGCTTTACAAAATTATATGTACTCATTCAGCAGCCTTAATAAACTCAGATAGTTTAACTTCGCAAGTATCTGATATCTTTTGTAACGTGCTGACAGATGGTATTCTTTCACCTCTAGCAATCTTTGATGTCATAGATATTGACATACCACATTTGACTGCAAACTGCGATTGATTAAGATTTAATTCATTCATGTAATGATTCATTGCTTTACTAATATCCATGTTATTCCTTTGACTTGTTGTACTAATTGTTTT